GTCGTGCCATATTTCAAGGTAATTGTATTTCGGACATCTCCAGCCCTTGATTGGATTGTTAGCCCTGATCCTTGAGCATGATTGGCAGTCAGATCCACATATCCATTTGCCGCTAGATAAGTCGTGCGATGAGTTGAGTCCGCGTAGGAGATTTGGCCTTGGGCGTTTTCGTAAATGTAGCCAAGACCGCTAGTTGCCAAAGCTGCAACCAATGAGTAAACATCAGTTCGATCCGATGATCGAGCTGCCAGCTCGTAATTGCCGGGCTGGTCTATCTCGCCAAGTCCGGTATTTTCAGCATCTTGCCATTGGGTGGCTGGATCATAAGTTGCCCATGTCAAAGCCTGTGGCACTTCCTGCCATGATGCAAATAAGACTTGTTGCAGAATTGTGTATATTTGATCGCCATCAAAATCTTGTGCCAAGACGCCGTCAGTCAAAGCCTTAGGCAATCTAGCCAAAGCGCCAAGTGCGATGATTTTAATTCTTTGCGCATAGTCAACATTGCCAAGTTCAGCCACGGCTATGGCTACTTCAACAACTGACCCACCAAAGATTGGCACAAATGTTGCCGTTGAATCTTGCAACTCAACTGTCAAAGAATTATTGATCTCAATCAAAACATTTGACTGGTCAAGATTGATCAATTCAATGCTGATATAACCAGCCTGCGCTTGCTCATAAATGTTGTTGCGACCTGATGTAATTGTCAGATCAGCCAAAACGGCAGCTTGATATTGGACGCCATTGATCGTGACTCTCCAGACTGGATTCCAAAGGCTCATGAGTTATCCGAACAACAACGCATTTGCGCCGTTTGTACCTCTAAAGAATGATCGATTTAGTACATCAACAACGCTGCGAGCTGCTGCCTCTGGATCGCCAACGATGCCTTGATTGACGGTCAGATTAACCGTAGGGTTCGCCATTTCAGCGCGGCGAATTGCCTCACCTTGGCTTAATGTAGAAGCAAAAGTTGAAGCTACGGCTGCGCTGGTTGCTGCTGCTGCTACGCCGCCGCCGCTAGATGTGGGAACTATAATCTTTGGGGTTACTGGTGGCGTTACCGTGGGTGTCGGAATCCCTAAAACGCCCGAAATGCTGCTGAAAGATTTAGTTTCAGGAATTTGATTGTTGATTTTGGCTGAATCGTTATTGGTCAATGCGTTGGCAGCGGCTAAAACTCCAGCTGCTAAAGCCACGGATCCAACTCCTAAAAGTGGATTTAATGCAAAGGCTGACGCAATACCGGCAACGATCGCAGATGCTTTGAGCAGATTATAAGCAACAATCAGAGACTTGATCAAAGCGATTGTTGCCGTCACCCCAGCAGCTATCTTTGAGACAAGAAAAATAGTTCCAATAACGGCAGCTGTGGCTATTAGTTCATCTTTAAGATCAATTACTGTATTTATTACTCCTCTGACTTTTTTTCCCCATTCAAGTGCCTTTGCCTCTGATTTTGTAAGACTTGCTGTGATGCCTGCTTCGCCAGTTAAACCATTGACGAATTGTTGGAATGCTGGCAAAACACTTGTCAAAATAAATTCTGTCAATTTTTGAACAACTGGGAGCAATGCCGCGCCAATTTGTTCTTGCGCTTCATCGACCGCAATCTTAATTCTCTCAAATGATTTTTCAGTACTCTGAGCTTCATTTGCTGCAAATCCGCCAAAGGTTTTTGTAAGCGTTCCAAATACCAAATCAAAATCTTTGGACTTTAGAATGGATGCGTCAATGCCAAGACCTAATCGCCCTAAAGCGTTTAAATTGCCGTCATAGGCTTTTCCCAAAGCATTAGCAACGGCTTCCAAAGGTTTGCCGGTAGCAGATGAAATATCCAAAGCAAGATTAAGTAATTCTTGCGCTTCTTCGACATCTTTGGTTGATCTTGTAAGTCTTGCAAATGCCGGGCGAAGCTGGTCATCGGTAACACCAATGGCAATTGAAGTTGTCGTTATGTATTTTTCAACGCCTTTAATCTGTTCTGCTGTCGCGTTAGTAGTGTTTTCAATAGTCAAAGCTAGTAGGCGTTGAGCCTTTTCATCAGCTGCGGCATTCTTAATTGATTCAGCGGCAAATGCTCCGATGGCAGCGCCGGCGGCTGCAAATGCCAAAGCGGCTTTTTTGCCAAATGCTGTAAATTGATCACCGATGGTTTCGGTGTCTTTGCCAGCGGTTTTGATGCCTTTTGTAAACTCAGCGACATCAGCTAGTAAAGATAATTTGAGAGTTCTAGATCCTTGAGTAGCCATTTACCAGCCCTTAACAATCTTTGAAAAGGCTTCTTGCCATTCGGAGATGATGTGCGGCTGTTCTAGTTTCAATGTTGGATAGATAAACCAACCTTTTGAGCCCCTACCTTGTCGACCCGACCAAATTGGAAATTGCTTGAACTTATTTGAACCAAATTCATAACCACCCCAAAGTTGCTGAGTTGTGCCACCCCCTGAGAATTTTTGAGATGCAAAACCAAATGACATTTCTCCGACCTTTGATGATTTGCTAACTCTTGAACCTTCGGCAATTCTTCTTGATGCTTTGTCTCGCCCTTGTGATTTAGCAATAATTTTGCTTTGAAGATAAGTAGCAAGACCATTTGACACAGATTTTGCCTTAGCAATGGCTTCATCATCCATGCCTTTAAACGCATAAATGATTGATTTGACTTCCGCTCGATTAAAAGCGACTACATCTTCAGCCATTTCGCTTCTCCAATATCTCGATTGCTGTGATTACATCCTCAGCCGATTCAAATTCTGATCGACTAAGCCCGGTCGTAATTGCCAAATCCCAAAGGATTCGATTTATACTTCCGGCGGCGTAACTTTTGGGACTTGCTCATCACCAACTGTAATTTCGGCAACGGTCTCGCTCCAAATCTCGAAAGACTTGACTGGCTTGCCAGCGGCTTCGCGTTTCATGGCGTGATACGCCAAAAACATTAAATCGCCGATGCCAATCTTGTCCTGCGCTTGCGAGATAATGAAACCTGTTTTGGTTTCCCACTTCGCCCACTCTGGTGGTTGCGCAGTGTAGGTCTCGCTATTTCCTGCTGTGTATTCAATTGTGATTGGTAGTTTCATGCTCCCGGTCTCCTTTTGATTAGCTGATTGTAAGTACTGGCGTTGTTACGCAAGTAAAGGCAAGTGAAACGGTCTGCGCATCTGGCGCAGTGCCGCCTGCTGATGGCAAGATTGGCTGAACGTCAAATGCAAATGATGCACCTGTGTCTGCTACTAATACCACTGCAAGCCCAGTCTGCGGTGCGTTTGTTGCCGCTGTCCAAAGCGCTTCGCAAAGAGATGAAGCTGCTCCCCAGTCGGCTAACATCTCAACGGCAAATGATCCCTGCGTATCTGTTGTAAAATAGGCTTTGCCATCAAGTGTCTGGTATGTGTTAATAGTTGAATCGACTGTTAAAGTCGCTGACGTAGCTTGGGCATCAAAATCATCGCCGTCAATTGTGAACGTGATGTCTCTGCCGGTGATGATTGTTGTTGGCATATCTTTTTCTCCTTAGTCGGTGTAGTACGTTGAGACTTGCAAATCAGCCGTCAAGAATTTTCCTGTGCCGACTTCCAATGGTGTGGGTGTGCTTACATCGCCGACGGTGTATCCACCGGGCATGGTTGAGATGATTGAGATCATTAAATCTTCAAGATTTGTCAGAGCTGCCGCATTGCTTGAATAACCGACGACGCCAGTCACCAGAAAATTTATCTTTACCTTTGTGGTTGCGCCATTAATTAAAGTACTTTCGAGATATGGCGAATCTGGCACTAAAACGATTGATGGGCTGGTCATTGCCTCTGGAATGCCGTTATAGACATTTGCGGCAATCGATATCAGCGCAGCTTGCAACGGTGATCGGATGTCTGCTTCGATGGTCATAGACACATCGTTTCGACTTCAATAAACGGTGAGAGCAGACCAATAATCCTGTTGCTCAAGCTTCTACCCAAAATAAATGGGCTTGGCTGAAATTGATCGCTCATGATTTGATTGCCCGGTGCTGTTACCGATTGGAACACTTCTACCGAAACAACAAGAATCGCAGACTTAATGGGTGCGACGCCAGCGTAAAGATCGCCAGCGGTCGCCCCATCTATACACGCTAACCCAGCCGGAATCTGCGGGATCGTGTAGGTGCTATCTGCCTCAGCTGTTGCAGATGTAAATACAAAAGGGGTGATGCGGTCATCGGTGACGGTAACTGTTCCATCATAAATTCCGCATCCTGTAATTACAACACTTTGACCGGGCACAAAATAATTTACGCGTTGCGTACCGTAAAACGCAATGCCATTTTCTACAAAGATTTCATTGACCGC